CTCAGCTGCCTGTTTAGCAGCTTGTTGATTAGCAATTCTTTGCTCTTCTAGAATCTTCTTAAGCTCTTCTGGGTCCACTTTATATTCTCCTTATTATAGAGAAATAATGGGTAACCTTATTCAGACTACCCATTATCTCAAGCTGCCTTATATATTAGTCACGCCCCGACAGACGGCCGGTTGCACGACTCGCCATCGTCTCAATCGGAATCGGCGTAGCAGCCGAGCGCGACGGAGCACGCTCTGGCCCACGGTTACGCGGATTCGAAAGATTCGGTCGCTCATTCAGCATTGCCGAAAAAATCGAGCCAGCTCCGGGAGTTTCACCCTGTGAGCGGTTCGGGCCTGTATTGTCCGTGGGATACTTGCCCTTACGGGTAGCTTCGCGGTAAGACGACTCGGTATTACCGACGCCATAGCCTTGATACTCCCCGTCACCAGGGCTCCCGTCAAACTGATTACTCGTTGTTCCAAAATTTACGCCGGCCATGTTAACTCCTTTTTTACGTGTTACTTGGCAGCTAATCGACTCATCTTAGCATAACTTCCCCCACAATCGCCACGAGTGTAAGTAGAAGCTACATCCTTGTGTTCCGCTGCTCGCGAGAACTCTTCGGAAATCTCATGTTCTTTAGATAGCTCATCCGTTTCACCACGGTATTGTTTGCCATCATAAGAGTCCCCATGGCGCGTAAGTGACTTTCCAAGCCCCTTAAACCCACCATGCTTAGAGTGAATATGCCTAGCAAGGCCGTGGGAGGACTTAGCAAAAGCTCCGCAACCATGCGGGCAGGCATGGCCTTTTCCAGCGAGTCCTTCTCCGCTATCACCACTGTCGCCACCTCCAGAGTCTCCACTATCTCCCCCATCATCTTCTCCATGACTTATCATTCCCATACGATGAAGGCCTTCAACTCCTGGAACTCCGTGCATAGTACCGGCACCTGGCGCACGCGAAGTGTGCTCGTCATAACCACGTTTCTTAGGATATTCGTACTGAGCAGGTAGCGTCTCATGCTCACTAACTCCTCCGCCACGGACACCTCCCTCGAAAGTAGTCTCAGCTCCGGCGTAGCCACCTGGCAAGATGGGAGAATGGCCTACACCACCCCCTACTCCTCCGCCACCTTCGCCATGGCTAACAATGCCATAACCGCCAGCTGCCCCACCTTTATCTCCTGAGAGATAACCAGACGGGTTATATGTTTTAGCTCGTTCAGCTCCAAGTATGCCCTTCAAACCATGAGTCATCGGACCGCTTCTTTCGTTAGGGCCATTCTCGTACCCTGAATCTTGAAGATTAAATCTGTTTCCAGCACTAGTCATTAGACGCCATCGAATCTTTGTGGAAACTTAAAACCCTTATACCCATCCTGATTGTAGTCACTTTCATGAACCTCAGCTCCTGGATGGGTATTCAAAGGTAATTCTGCCCTAGTTCCCCTCCCTTGTATAGGAGGTTTATTAGGTGAGGTATCATGCAGGTTTTCTGCGCCAATTCCATTCAAGTCGTACCCAGCTTCTTGTTTGAATGGTTCGGGAGAGTCTTTTACTGCCTCTTCCGACGCGACATTCCCAGGCTGGGTTAGACGATAATCCCCATCTCCCTCAGACATATAACTTGTCATAGGGAGAATTCTATCAGGGGTACCTGACGATTGTTGAATGGCTTGCTGGACAGAGTAACCGTGACTTGTGTCTGAGACATACCTATGCTCATGCTTAATAGAAGCATTAGAGTTAGAGGAATGTCTCAGACCTTTCTTCACTTGCAGCCCATGAACTTGCCTTCACCGTGCGTCATGCCGAACCCACTAGGGCCCATCTGCATACCATGATGAAAGCTTTTCAAGGTCTGTGCAAGTCGAGCACGTCTCCCAATGATTCCTGATTTCTTAGCGGCAGCCTCTAATTTAGCAGCAGGAATCTTCTTATCCCCTTTAACATGCAGGGATTTATGGAGAGCACCCGGGTGTTTAATAGCCCCCGCTATCCAATTTTTGGTCATAATTTCCTCATTATAGAAAGCATAGTTGTACGACGAGCTACTCCCGTCGCAGAAACTTTGCAGCCACGCCCTGTATAAGCCGTAAAAGCCTTATCCCAGGAATCACAGGTCTTACGAAATCCTATTAGCAATTTCATAGACTCCCATGCGGCCACTTTAACTTCCTCTGGACTATTGGAGTCAGTCTTCCACAACTCAGGACAAGCAGTTATCCAGCATTGCCAGTACCCTCTCGCCCGATTGTGGTCACAGCCTCCTGGAACTCCCAAGCAATGCTGCTCTCCCACTGCTTTAGAGTAGTTGCTCTCCCAATAGCCAACTGACTCTGTAGCCGCAATTATCTCTTTAATAGAGCCCTTCCAAATAGGTTTACACTCTACGCCATTATATTCGCCAGAACATGTAGCGCGCTCAGCTGCATCAACCTCAGCTGTAGCTACTGACATGAACCGAGCTTGTCGTGCTTCTGTATCTTCGTTTCTGTCACCAGACCAGACAGGCAATGTAAGAAGACTAGCAAGCACTAGTTGAACCAAACTCATTATATACCTTTTCCGAAAGATGGGTTACCTAAGGTGAACGCCCTACCGTTGGGCTCGGCCATCTTAGTACCATCTAGGCTGTTATGCCCAAAAGATTCTTTATCGCTAGGTCCAGTAAACTGGACACGCCCGCCCCCATAAGGGTCTTTTAGCTCTTTGTCAGCCTCAAAATAGATACAAGCCCCACCAGGTTGAATTATATAATTCCTCCTTTTAGCGTCTCGTATCTTATTCACTTTTAGGAAAGGGGAGATACTGCCGAATAACTCAGCATCTGTTGCAAACAGCGAGTTAGCCTCAGCAATAGCCCCCTCATCACTTTCTCCTCCTTGGGTTCCTGGTCTAAATTCTTTTAGACGCCCCTCTTCGTCATAGAAGCGAGCTCTATTAGCATTAGATGGAATAAACCCACTAGGAGGTATCATTTTGGTTTCTTAGACTTTAGATACTTGCCACCATGATGGAGATGGATAGGAGGAGCAGCCCCAGGAAATGGGGGAACTCCTTTACCTATTCCATGCCAACCGTGGTCTTTCTCTTTTTTAGTCTTCGTCGTCGCCGCTTTTATACGAGGACTCATGCTCAATCGCTTCCGGCGTGTGGGCCTTACCTGGGTGTCCGAAGTGTTCACGGGCTTTAAAGTGAGTGGCAACTCCGTCGCCATACTCGCTCAAACCATCCCCATGCTGTGAATGAGAGAAACCGTCTCCATGGTAACCAGAGAGGCCGTCTCCGTGCATGCCACCACAACCATGGTGTCCCATTCCGTCACCAAGATGGCCTAGGGGATGATGGCTCATTCCTTTACCGAAGTGATGCTTATGGTGCTTCTCACCAAACTTACCGGCTTCTTTAACTCCATCACCCTCTGGCACCACCATAGGATGACCACCGGAATGGTGTTTAAACTCGTGCACAGGATGAGCTATGCCCTTGAGTTCATGCCCTTCATACTCATGCCGTAGGCCCATGGTATGGTGTGGATGCTTTGCCATAAATAATTCCTTTAGGACTTAGGTCCCTGTAGATGCTGATTCATTTGTTGACTGGCGTCAATAGGGTTGCCCCCAGGGCCAGGTACCGATGATAGATTAGGAGTAGCTGGGGCTAGTTCAGTATTAGCCCCACCATAAACAATCTGCTCGCCAGAAGTCACTGCCGCTGCTTGCATCGGATTCATCCGATCAAGAATCGCCTTTTGGGCCTTCATTCGTTTACGAATATCAACAGCATCAACAGCAATCTCAGGAATATGGTCCTGAACCCATTCAGCGTCTACTAAACCAGCTGCGAGATACTTCTCATAAAGCTGGACTTGTAGAGCTTCGTCTTTCGGGAGAATGTCTAAGAACTGAACGTCAGTTTCAAACGGGTTAAGGTACGAGCAGCACTTGCAGCCAGTAGGAACAAGGAACATTTCCTTTTCTACTGTTCGTAGCAGTTGTCCTGTGTACGGATGAAGATATTGCTGGGCAACTGTCACGTGCTCAGGTTCTTCCGGAACGTCAATTTCCCCAGGAGGGAGTTGTGCCGGCTGCAACATGGCAGGAGGCTTAACTTGAGGTGGGGGAGCATTAACAACAGGAACAAGTGCTGATGGAGTACCAGGAGGGACCATCTCTGGCTCTCCCTTAGGTGCAACTCCATCAGGTCCCAGAGGCTGGGGCTTAGCCTGAGGAAGATTAGCTACTTGTTTATCGTGGGCTCCTTGAATTGCAGAAGTGTTTTCAGACCTCCACTTTTCAAGTTCTTCCTCTTGAGCAACTGTGTAGTCCCAGAAAGATGTCTTTCTTCCAGTTATCTCTTTGATAACCTTACCAAGAGGCATCTCTCTAACTTCGGCGCCGAATCCGTACTGTCTCCACCACTTAACCCTGTGGTCGTACGGGTCAATGAATTCGAGAGTCTGCTTATCTACCTGGTAGCAGCGCTTCTCTGTTAGAGGAGTATCAACGAAATTCTGTACCTCAGGGTTCCAGACAAGGGCAGTTTTGTCTGTACTTACCTCAATAATCCTTCCGCCACACTTCTTGCAAATGTCATAGGGAAGGTTGATAAGCCCCTTAGTCATACCAATTCTTAGTATGAAATAATTGACTTGTTCGAATCCTGGCTCGTACTGAATCCGCTTTCTTGCAGTCTTTCCAAGAAGGGGCTGATACTGAATGTGAAGAGCTACTCCAGAAGTATTGGAGATAGGCTGCATAGCGCCTAGAGCACCTTCAGGAGTGTCTGATAACTCATGAAGAACTTTCTTAACGAATTCGACATAGCCCTTGGCTGCCGTTAGGTCGCCCTCAAGCTTCATCGTCTCAATTCGCGCGTCCTTAGGTAGCCCTGTCCATAGTTGACGAGGGCCACGCTCTAATTGTTTGGCTTTTGCGCCAAATACCATAGTGACAGGAGAGTTACCCGTCCAATAGGTATAGCCGCCCCTCCTAGCAAACCAGACCCCAGTTTTAACTGTGGGGCACCAGACCTTGCCAGAGGGGTTAGGCACTATTGTTGCAGTAGTAGTAGTGGCAAGAGCTTCTATAGTGTTCTTCTGTAGAACTAGAACAACTCCATTACCCCTAACATCTGTATAGGAATGGGTGCGCTTTCCTGCAACCATCCCAGACAGCATCTGGAAAGCCGAGATTCTCTCCTGGTCATCTTGATACCAGGTCTCTCTACCTCTTCCCCGTGTACCGTCTGCATCTATCAGTAGCTCTAATAGACGCTTAGCTTGAAGATATGTAAGAGATGTTAAGAACTCCGCAGTAAGTTGCTTATCCGGGGCTAGCTCAAGTATGAGTTTAGTAAGATTAGAACCAAGATACCAACATACTACTCCGTTGGGGCGGACAGCCTGCTCTGTGAATGTATCCCCACGTTTTAGCCAGTATGATTGTAATCTACGTATTTCTTGTACATAAGTAGCATTAACTTTTACTGACTGAGCGAGTATCCCGAAAGGAGTTCCTGACTTATGGAAAGCCATAGAACCCTCAGTAACGAACCATCCTATTGTCTCAACTACCTCGTCGTCATAAGTTGGTACAACAGGAAAATGGGTAGGTGTGCCACCACCTAAAACTATTCTGGAACCTTGAGTAAGGGAGACAGCACTCTTTTCTCCATCTCCTGGAGTAGAAGTTCGGACAAACTCCCTGACAAATCTTCTATTATCCGGTCTTCCTATACGCCTATCCGCTAACCAACGATGGTTCGGCGTAGTCAGGGCGTCCAGTCTATTGTCCCATTTAACCAATTCTGGCATATCATCATAGACATGGATGTCATCTATGTTCTGCCATGTAATCTCATCAGTAACCGGGTCAAGGCCTAGAGCCTTATCCTCTTTATTTATAAACGTGTACTTTTTCCAGCCTTTATTGGTAAGTATCTCTGTTTCTTCGTCTACACAGGCGTGGTAGTTTATCGTATCTGATATATCAGTACACTTCTCGTTCAACTCACGCTGGACATCAATCAAATCTTGCCCGTCAGGCAGTCCATAGTATTCCTTAGGTAGGCTCATATTTTTAATATGAACTACAGGAATCTCGCCCAATACATTCGGGCGAATTGTCGGCATATCTCCGTGATACTGCTCAACAATCTGGTCCCGCGTAATGATTTGGGTAAACCGCTTAGTATAAAGCTGTCTACCTTCGTGATTAACTCTATCTTCTCTGTCTAACTGCCTTGTCCCGCGTTCTGCATAATAGATAGTCTCAATACGGACAGCTATAAGAGTGTCAGTATTGAGAGGATCCCACGTAGGATAAACTTGTTCGGAGCCAAGAAGGTTTAGCCGAATTCTCCCCTGAGAGAACGGGTTTATCCTTCTCTGCATAGGGGAAGGCTCTTCATAGGTGATTAGTACGAATACATCACCAGTGACAGACCCAGTAGTTACTGCATCCCAGGCAAATTGGTCACGCCTATTGTATTCCCAAACCTCATCGATAAACGGCTTTGAGACAAGAGCTAATGCCTCAGGGACATTGTTAACAAATCCCTTTGCCGTCATAAACTCTACAGATTTATCAATAATTTTTCTGTAGTAGTTGAGGGCAACTAGCGGCTCACCATCTTCTCTTTTAAATAGCCAATGTTTTCCAAAATAGAAGCGCCATCCTTCATTGTATCGTTGGATACGAAGAAGCTCAGATTGCTCTAAATTGAGGAAAAAGCCTAGTTGGGCAGGTTCTACAATACGCAGTTACTGGAACGGTATTGCCGATCCATAAGAGTTTCCACTATTAGTGAAAAAAGAGAGGGGCATCCGTTCCTAGTAACCGCCTTTCTCGCTCGACACACCTTCCCACAGTTTGCGAGACTGGGTTCTATGGTGTAGAGTTATGTGCATGATAAGTCTTATACTCTGCTCCGGAGTGAGGAATTAGTAAGGGTACTTACTTCAATTTATTCTATAATTTATAAAAAGTTAGGGGTTCATATCTCTATAAACCCCTGTCTACTTAAGCGAGCTTACTGGCAACAGTAGCAATATCCAGAGTGCCACCAATGGTGTAAACACCCTTTGGCGATTTACTCTCGACCTTGGCAACAGCAGAAGTGCCACCTGGGTTAATTTTAATGATAATCATGACTTCACTGCCCGTGCCCGCTTGCGGGTGCTCCGTGGAGACAGTGGTCGTCACAGCCGTTCCGTACTTATCCGTAAACGAATTCGGACCAGCGGCAGGGGCTGAACCATTACGGAAAATGCACAGGGTGATAGCGTCAGCGAGCTTCTGAAGAGTAGGGTCAGCAATATCAGCAAAATTAGTAGTCATATTAGTCTTTCAAGTAGTTATGGCGAGTCTATGTCTGGAAGCCCGTTTAGTAGAGTATTCAAGTCTAGAGCGCCCTCGATTATTCGAGTGCCCCCTCCTGCGTCTACTCTCGCCCACATAGTTGAACCATTTGGGTTAACTTTGAGAGTGACCTTAACTTCCGTTCCATCGTCCGCGCCATTGGTAGAAGTTATCTTACCATAGGAATCAGTAAAAGAGTTTGGAGCAGCTGCTGGGAACGCCCCACCATTCCTACGAATGGCTAGAACAAATGCGTCTAACAGAGTCTGAATATTGGTGTCTTTAACACCAGCAAAATTAGTTGCCATAATTACCTATTAGACTCGAACAACAGCCCAGCGAACAGTGCTGGTCTCGTCTGAGGCTTGCCCGAAGTTATAGACTTTGACAGCAGATGTATTGCTATTAACGAATGCACTAGCAGCATTCTGAGCCCACACAGTGACTGTTGAGCCGCTAGCAGCCTTAACACTGAAGTGGTCAGCAGCCGTTCCACCAGTAGAAACTTCGGCAACGCAAAGCCGGTCACCCGCAACATTGGCTAGACTGACGGTGCAAGTTCCTGCAACGTTAGTTCCAGCGACTCCCGCACTTTCAAGAAGATTCGCGTACCCTGAACCAGCAGACGAAATCGTAATAGTAGAGTTATCTTTTCGAACAGCGGACAACTTCTTAGTTGCGCCACCTGGGGTCGTCACTGTCGCGTAGACAAGAGCGCCAACAGGGACTGCAACTTCGCCGTCAGACGGAGCAGTAACAGTCACGTCAATAGTACTGGCGACCATAACGGCCGTCCCATAAACTCCATCCAACGTAGCACCACCAGACGCGGGAACGGTCAACGATGAAGTTGGAGATACTTTAACTGAGAACCCCTGATAAAGAGGGGTAACCTTCATTGAAATATTCTGCCCATCCGTACAACGTAGTTGCATATCGAATGTAGTAGAATCAGCAAGATTAATATCACTGCCAAAAGAGGTAGCAATAGTCTGCAAAAGTCCGGTAATTTGCGAATTCATACCGGAGGGTACAGTGACAACAGCAGTCATTAAACTAAACCTTTCAAGTGTGGTGCCCCCAGTGTACTACTACTTGGGGTCAATGTTCAAGGCAACTGCCAAGAAGCTGAGGTATATTCCTGGACTTTATCTTCCCAAGGCTCGTCGGGAGCCATATCTCTTACCCTCTTACGTAACAACGTGAAAATAGAAGCAGCCCCTCTAATCCTCCGCAAACTCTCTCTATACTCTGAGAATATGTATTCGTCAGAGTCCTCTGGATAACTAGAGATATGAGTTTGCAGTTCCTCATCAGACAATAACGAACCTGTATTTTTAGGAGTCGTTATCATAGGGCTCTCTCCTGACGCGCGCGATGGTAGCCATGTCCTGAGCAGTGCGCTGAACTTCATGATGTAGTCTGTTGCTTACATCAATGAACGCTTTCATGTCATTTATTCGTAGGCTCTGCACGCGCTGCACTTCTTTATAGAGTCTTAGTATAATCCAGCCTTCAACTAGACACAGCCCCAGTAGCAGCCCCTCTACTCCGTTTTTCACTACCCACTGCAATAGGCTGATTGTCAGTTCCAACTGGGGTCTCCAGAGGCTCGAAGTCCCCATTAGGGTCTACGGCCGAATATCTAAGTCCACGGGCGTATCTCTTTGACCTTCCGTCAAACGCGTATTGCCCAATAAGATTATCCATAGAAACAGGTCTAAGAGGCTTTTCCAGCTTAACACTCTCTTCAATTTGAGACGAAAAGCTAGCCAAGTGACGGTCAGAGCGATAAGGAGCCGGCCCTTCTTCTCTTTGACGAAGCGGAGAGTTAATCTTCTTTTGGAGGACCTCCGCTTTATCATCAAGTGAGAACATCTCCTTTAAGGCCTTTAGTCGGTCATCAGGGAGAGAGTTCCCTTTTGCCAACCAAGACAAAGTTAGGCGCTGTACTCTGACCTCAAGTCTCCATCTTAGCCAGTTAAGAGCAATGATAATATGACCTAAAACACCCTTACCTTTAAAATGGTCAGGGTGAATAGCTTGGTCATAGTATCTGACGTGATACATTATTAGTTCACGCCTATAAATGTTGGGCGAATAAGGGGTACTGGGTCTTCTATCTGACCTCTACCCACAGGCATTTTTATCTTGGGAGTATGTAGACCACGAAACTTTCCCTTGATGTTTATCTTGGAAGTTTTCGCGGCATCCATCCCATGAAGGTCATGCCCATGAGTAGTGTCCCGTTGTCTCACAGCTTACCCGTCGTTCCCAGATAGCTACGTTTGAAATTTCTAAAGTCGTAGTGAGCATAAACAACACTACGATGGGCTTTACCGACTCCCTGCTGAATCGCTTCTCGAAGAGTAAGTGATTGGCGAGGGTCGATAAGAATGTCGCGCGTCCTAGGCCCTAGGATTTCTCCATTGGGTCCAAAGACTGGTTTATTACCAGGTATACCCATATTAGTACCAGAGAACTTCTGCGAACACGTCAGGATGATTTGGCGTACCTGCTGTGTACGTCCAAGCCACCTTGATAATGTCGCCTAGTTTGATGGCAGTATTAGCAGCAATCAAAGAACTGATGTCATAAACACCAGCGGCTGACGTTGAGTTGAAAACAGCTGTAGAACCGGACGTAGTGAGGACCGAGCTACCATTAACCGTAAGGTCAACAGCAATGACTTCATTGGTTCCAGGAACCGCGTCGATACCAATAACAAGCTTTCGGAGAATGCCGTCATGGTCAGCCATCGTTATAAGATTCGTAGCAGACGCTGCGATGGCTTGAACTGTATTACGCGCCTTAAGAATTGCTCCACGAAGACGGAGCAAAGACCCGTCATTAGGAGGAAAGTGCAGGTCCTTCTTCGCGAGAGCAGTGAAGTTCGTGGCAGTCGTAAACGTAGTGGTCATTGTTACAAGTATCCTTTACCCAAAGTATTTTTGCAAGGTGGGGAACACCCAAGTAGTAATGAAGCGTGTTTCTTCAGGGTTTATAGTTGCCATCTTATCAGACCCCAACAAAAGAGTCTTGACAACCATATCCGCGAAGTACTCAAGAGGCTCATCTCGGTATTTATCTATATCGAAATAAGGTTGGTTCTTATGGATAGCTGCCCATTCAGGAACAGAAGTAAAGTAGTGTAAACTACCAAAGTTATCGTCCACACCATGGGCTAACTCATGCCCAAGAGCCTTCAATAACAGGTCTCCCACACCAGACCATACCCACATTATTCGAGTTCCGTGCTCGTATTGAGCAATCTGGTCTCGAATCTCTGGACGGTCAGTTACTACTATCTTGCTTATTCTAGCTGCTCTCACCATCCATACAGGATAGCGGTACAGAGCCATACTAATAGCTCTCTTCAAATAAGGGGAAGCACCGACGATAGGGGGAATCATCGTCTAGCATACCTAGCGGCCCGGCCACCAATAGACGCGCTTATGTCTGTGGTTCCGCAACCTGAGATATCTTGACCCATGAATTTCTGTCCTTCGTCATAACTTCGTCGGCCGGAGCCGCCACCTATTGGTGCCGATGTTACCTCGATTTCCGGCATGATGGCGTCTTCCATCATTTTTTCAGCCCAACAGGCCAGTGCCGCAGAATCTGGGTAGTCGTCATGCCCCCCTTCGGGAGCCTGACACACAGCGTAGCCCCCATGTAGTACCTTGTCCAGTTCTAAGTGTTGCTTGACAAATCTACTGTATTCTATCCTGGATTTAGTAGAGGGGCCGGCGGGATATAGGAGTCTACCTGAGTGTAACTCATTGAGGTAGTACTTATAAAGATTCGCTTTATTGATAAGACCAAACTTAAATGGGACACAGGTAATATTACCTCCTATCATCTCATTTATTCTCTCGAATACAGGGTCTCCCATACCTGTAGTATCGATGCACAGGACCTTAAGGTTAGTCTGTAATATTGCCTCTACTAGCCTTCTATACTGTCCTGAGCTTCCTTCGAATGCCCCACCTAGCTCTACCCAATCAGCTACATACTTCCTGTAGTATCTCTGCTTATCTAGGTCGGCATCGGCTGTTCTAAAGATATTTTCTATTGGTCTATGTATATCCACATTTATGACAGTTAATACAGTAGAATCGGATATCTTTCCAATATCTAATCCACCTACCTGCAACATATGAGAATGTAGGCAAGTCTCCAAGTCTGCCTTGCCAGCTGCTTGGAAGATAGACTGGGTTACTGCGATAACCCTTGACTCACTCCACAAGCACATAAAGTTCATGCGGAACTCAGGAGATGTTTCTCCTCCTAGCTCTGCTTTCTTACGCATAACATACTTCTCATAATTCAAATGAGATTCGTTATTGTCTAGCGTATAGGCCCTGAACTTCTCAGCTATAACGATGTCATAAGGGAACTCGAAATGACTTCTTTTCCCACCATTCTCATGTTCTGTGATGTTCTGTTGAATAGATAAATGGAAGCCACCTCGTGACTCCCAAGCAGTACCTATCTTAACCATTGTCCCGTTCGTTGAAGCAAGGAAGGGGCTAAGCTCTTTCTCTACTTTCTCTCGAGACAACTTTTGCGCTTCCTCAGCAATCACAGCATGGAGGGTCTTTCCTTCTGTCTGCGTGTCGGGAGAAGCGGAACGAGCAATGGCGGTAGAGCCATTAGAAAATCCAAGAGTATCTGCTCTATCTATAGTGAGCTTAACTCCAAGCTCATTCTCCATAATAGCCTTGCCATGGTCACTGCTGACAATAGCTCGCATACGGGAAAACGAGATTGCTGCCTGCTCCTTAATAGGTGCGTAGATACCTAACCAAAACCCTTTAGCGAATGGCTTGAGACGGGCATCATCAGGAAAAGCTTTATGCAATTCCGGTAAAAGAAGGGCCATGCCAACACATATGTTAGCGATAGTTTCCGTCTTCCCTGAATTATGCACTGATATTCCTTGAGCTATAAACCAGCCCTTTCTAGGAAATTCTATATCGTAAACTGTGCCGCTTCCCCAATGTTCTACTGACCTAACCCTAAGCCAGACTCGTGCTTCTCCATCTTCCCCCGTAGGCGCAACTTCTTCTTTTCTATTTGACCAGCGGGTGCCATACCCAGTTTCAATCTTATCGCAAGCAGCTTCTTTACCGTAAATGTTGCCTATAACCCGTAAAAATACCCCAATATTTCCCCTATCAGCTATTTGAACTCTATAAAACAGGTTATTACTCATAACCTCTTCTTTTACCCTAGAGAGTATGCCTAACCTAGCTAGTAGAGTTACTACATACTCAGCGTACACCTCATCTCCCCCACAAGAAAGTTCTAAGGAGCCTGACCCGTCTTTTCTGTTATATGCACACCCATCTGCTGAGTACATACGGTTTAGAAACGCTATAATTGCCTCTTTAGAGGCTAGAGCAATAGCAGTAGGGAATCCCGCGTCTGGGGCCATTGCGGCTAAAAATCTACGGAGAGGGTTTCTGCCTTTAACACCTCTAGAGGTGCAAACAATGTCAAACCCTTTCCCCTTTATGTAGCGCTTACACGCTACGTCAGGAAATTCCTCTGACATTAATAGCTCAAACTCTCTAAGATACGCTTCGTTAATATTAGTAAACTTGATACTCTGCCCTTTACCTAGCGCCTTGAAAGAATAACCGTCTGCTGTTAGGTACCCGAGTATCTTAGCCTTATTAACATTAATAGAGTATGTTTCTTTAATGTCATCAACTCTCCAGCAATTAACAAACTCACTCTGTTCGTAAGTAACTTCTCCGTTACCAAATACTTCCCACCCTTTTAGTAAGCAGATGTAATCATCTTTAGTTAGGTTTTCTGCGTTAACCCAACCTCTTTTAGTGAAGAAAGGATGGTTAGTAGTGGCCCTTACTTTTTGCCCACTGCTGGCGGTAACTACAAGGATGTCATCTCGGTAGCCAGTAGACCATGCCCTAGGATGGTCTTTTATTCGGCACATAGACCCATCTCTATCTAGAATAACCGTGTCACCATGTAAACACTGTCTTGCCCATAAGCCTGTGATAATACTCCCTTCCCCATCCACTATAGATTCAGCTATTCGTCTAGCGAATATACTTTGATAAGTATAAAACTTGACGTTAGTCAACAACTCTGTGAATTGAATTACTCTATCTACAAGCTCTCTGGTACCTAAAGGACAAACTCTATCTGACTTAAATATTGATTCTACCGACATCTACTCCTTAAGCTTTCTGGTACTACGGCTTACGCCCAGCGGTCGGTATACTGAATCCGAATCCTCTGTTACCACTATACCTATTAGTCGTCTGAGCTCCTCCCCACTTCCTAGACACTGCCTCAGCCATCGCTCTCTGTGAGTCAGTCATGTTCTTCGGAGAAACACCGTAAGAATGGCAAACATGCGCATAAGCAGACGCCTTAGCTTGTTCCTGCTTCTTTCTTTTGTGCTCTGCTTCCTTCTCCGCTTCCATCGCTTCTGTCAGCATCAGAACGCCCATTTGCTGATAACCCAAGAGGCTCATTTATTATTTTTCCTATCCAATCAGAGAATTCGTTTAATTTACGTTGCCGCTCTTTGCACTCATCGCACTGCGGTATACCTAGCGCGTCTGTCAGCTTCTTTATCGAGTCCCCTATTTTCATCTTTTTTACTCTTTACTAGTCTCAATTTAGCTGGTCTGTATTGAGGAGGGTAATCCCTGGCTCTCATACGCCCCTCAAGTACATCGAGTGTTACCTGACAATACTCAATAAGAGCTTCCCTACATTGGTCACAACAAACAATATCCTCCTTATATCGAGAGATATATTTATTACACCCTTTAGCTCTACACTTAAGTTGATTGCCACTGGTAGATTGCATAGCACCGTGCTTACGGTGTTTCTCCCCTTTAGGGACCAGTCTAGGCCTACCCACAGGCCTCTTAATAGTCTCTATGACCTTTACGGCCTTAGGAAGCTCTATAACTGGGGCTATTCCTTGAGCAAGGAGCTCCTCTACCTGTCCCCAGATTCCGAATTCCTTAGCCACCTCGCACCAGCTGGTCACGCTCAGCATTAGCCTTAGCCCAATCCTCCTCTGTCATAGTAAGAGGTATTAGGTCTATTTTTTCTGGCTCTGCCGCAACTTGCCCTGGCTCTACAATTAAAGGAAGAGGGTCTAGCGCAAAGTTATGGTCGAGCGCATGCGGGTCACCTGGAAGGTACTTAAAACTACCAGGATTATACGGCCCAACATTGTACTGCCATATTCGCCACTGCCTATGCCCGGGAGTAGCCGGATTAGGTATCTGTCTCTCAGGGTATTGCTCAACCCACAGCGAATAGCAGAGAGGCCAAGAAGGCTGCCCTATGTCTGACCAATCCTTCTGGCTTAGATAAATCTGAGCGTCCCCCCATATACCGGCGGCATCTTCCATCCACTGCTCAGCTAATGCTGATACAGAAGCAGTGAGACGAGTCCCAGCTTTAGGGGGCTCTAAATCAAGGGAAGGCAGAATGTCGCCAGGTTTTATCCCGCACAAATCTGCCTGTTCCCCAAATACATCTAGCTGGTCAGCTACGGAAACCCCTTCCCGAAAGAAGTGGTAGCCTCCAACTTTTAGGCCTAGCCCTCTAGCAATCTTTATATGCTGAGCAGCTGCTTTATCAGTATTCGTACCATCACTGAACTTGACGATAACGAATTGAGAAGTCTTGCCAATTTCTGCCCAAGGTAACCAGCTACTTAGCTGATAATGACTTAAATCTATACCATGTAAATAGGACATAAGTGTAAGATAGTGTACCCTACACTTACCCAGTCTGTCAAAGAGGCCTACTCTGCCCTACGAAATTGGAATGCTGGTCCATGCTTAGGCTTTTCTTTAGCCTTAACCCATGTGGGAATCTTTTCTTCTTCAGGCCTGTTATTAAACTCTTCTAGATACTTCTCATATTTATCTAGGTCAAAGTACTTCTTAACTAGACTAAAAGCAGTAGCATGGCATTTTCTATTAAATAGCTCAGCTAGCGCAGTAGTCCCCCACCCATGTTTATAATAGAGAACCCCGATAATCTGAGCTCTGGCTTTAACTAGTCTTGCTTCCCTACCAGGGCGAATAAGGTCAGAGAATGTTGCCCCGTATACCTCTCCTATATAGCAGGCCAACACCTTATCAATCTTCATCAATTGTAGAGTTTTAACGAATTCTTGATAATTCATAGACTACAATACCAAGTTGTATAAACCTCAGTTGGGGAAACCTGACTAGCTAGTACGAATGAACAACCGTTTTGGTATGCCCAAGTAGTTGTCTCAGCTACAGAAACAGAGATAGCTGAGGGTGACTTCGTGTCACACATGTACTTAATACAGTTATTGTACTTGTGAGAAGGGCAGGGGTAATAAGTAGAGATAAGTACGCAACCCCCTGTATCTACAGCAGGTGCCCCAGCAGTCCCGCTATCTCCTCCCGTAGAAACAGAGCCACCTGAGCTAGAAGTACCTCCAGTAGTTGAAGTTTCCCCTCCTGTGCTCTCCGTACCACCTGAACTTGCCGAAGAACCTCCGGTAGCTAAGGACCCAGCGCTTCCACCGGTAGGGTTTGCCCCTCCAGTAGCCGCTACCCCTCCTGTGCTTGGGGCTCCACCAGTCTCTACATTCGAATTCCCTCCAGTGTTCGGAATAGAGATAACAGAAGTAGAACCAGCTGCTCCTCCTTTAGCACAAGTAGAATCCCCATTAATACTAGGTGGGTCAACGAAGTTAACTGGGTAGTCAACAGGGCCACAAGCAACAGTTAGTAGAGAGACAGTAAAGACTTTAACCGTGTTATTCATTTTGTTTTTCCTTGTTTTCATCTGGCCCTTTCTTATTAGCAGCTATCTCAGCTAATAGCAATAGATAAACTTCATGACTAAAAGTAAGTGAGGGGTGGGACAGGCCCGCGTATGTTCTAACGGTAACAACAGGAGCGTCTGGATTAGCACTTTCATTACTAGGGGAAAATGTCAGGGCCATCCCTGATTTCCAGTTACGTAAGTCGCAAAGACCGTACTCACGTCCATAAGTGGCCTTTAGCAAGTCTAGGCAGCGGTAAAATGTATCACTCATTTAACTTCTTTATTTTTTCCATAAATACGGGCCAGCTGGCGGAAAAATTCCTTCCACAGCTTAGGACTGTGCTGATTATCCAAAAAAAAGTCATCCATGTTCGCGTCTACGAATAAGACCTTATTTAATGTATGGAAATTCAGCCTCTTTACCCCACCAAACATACTCTGGCTAAGATACCAATATGTAATAGGTTCATCAAGAATAAGGCTAGCTAGACGCAGACACGCTTCTTTTTCTTCAAGCGATTCCTTATATTCAGTGCAATTCTTGTTCCTACGTTTACATTCAATCAGATACTCAAGCGCTAAACACATAGCCTCTTGTTTATCTTCTGGGGTAATAAATTCCTCATACTGGGGCAGGTCTCCTCCTTTGTAGTCTCCCCCTTCACTTATCCCAACTTGTAGTGAGAAGTTACGGGAACACTCATCTTCAACATATGTTTTGATAAGCTTCCTTAGCTTGTCGTTAGTAAAGTGGGCAAATTCTGCCATCACTCTTCCTCAATATTATCTAGGTTAGGATTAAGGGGCCAAGGAGGTACTTCATTACTTAATGTAGGGGCTCCCCTGTCTGCTGCTACTTTTTCACGTACCTTAACTAGCTCCTTAAGGCATAATTCCCAATATTTAGGGCTATTTTGGCCTTTTTCTTCAAGAGGGGAGACGTCTATATAGATTGTTAGACCTATATCTCCCGTGTTAAAATGTATCTCTTGGCCTCTACCAAAATTACATTCGTTAAAAGTGCAAGAAACAATAGGTTTCTCAAGAATAAGGCTAGCTAGCTTAAAGCATTCCTCTCTTACCTGGCTAGCCCCTACCTCTATTGATTCTAAAATCTTCTTCTCCTCTTCTTTCCCATGTTTATCCGCCAGTCCTTCGGTGTAACAAACTATCCGAAGAGAGGAGACAGCTTCCTGTAGCCCTTCAATAGTAATAAACCCCTTATTGTACTGATTAAACGAAAACCAGAGATGCGCCTCAGCGTCATCCATTCTCTTTGAATCCATAACTACTTTCTCTGCTTTCTTCTTTTTCCGCTTTTTACTGAACATGACTAATCTTTATCTTCCCAAGAATACTTATTACTTTCTATAACTTTCCCTAGAAGCTTTATCGAATATAGCTCACCTTCATCATACCCAGTCTTTTCTAGGATTTCCTCTACCCCTGCTTTCGCCTCTTCATACGTGCCGGCTGCCAGAGGCCAATACTCGTCATCTCCAAACTTACCACAGTAACCGTCATTCTTCTTAAGTTTATCTATGGTACTAAGCGCTTTGGCTAGGGCAACCCCTTGCTGCTCAATCAGTTTCGTATCTTTATTATACCCACTCACTATTACCCTTAAGCTAAGAACAGCACTATCTTCTGAATCTGCAACAGCTGCATGTTGCTGAATCTTGTTTCCCCAGAGGAAGTAGGCAACCCACACTCCTTTAACCTCTCGAGTAACTAGCTCAATATTCCCACTTCCATAGAATAACTTAGCTTCATCCAAACACGGCTTGTAATACAGGCTCATTCCTTACCCCCACAAATAAACTTGTAAGTTTGCTCTTTTTCTACTTTACCCACAACAGAAGCGCGGAATAGAAGCGCCTTATCTATATCCGAATTCTCAGCTAAGTAAATTTCCATTTCTCGTTTAGCCTCTTCTTCAGTCTTACATCCATTAAGAAGATACAGAATATCCCCAAATCCTGTACTGTAGTAATACTGATATTCAGTATTCTCTACAATCTTAGGATTCGAGTCTGTAAGCTCCTTAACCTTATCAGTGAGCCTACGAATCTCACTATCCTTAACAGCTACACACTTATCTATCTCGTTAAGAATTGCCTTAAGATAGCTAACCTCAGCTTCCAGCTCGCCATTCTTTTCCTCAAGGTCTCTCTTATCCTCAATCATCTCAATAATATCAGTCTCAGCGTCTTCATAGGTTTCGTTAATAAGAGTTAGCCGCTCTTGAGTCTCTTTATTACAGTCCTTAAGCTCTGTAATAAAATCCTCCCTGTTCTTAGCCTCTATCTTAAGCTTCTCTATCTCTTCCAACAATTCAGTATTCTCCTTCTTCTCCTCTTCAAACCCATTAAGTCTATTAAGACTAATTAATTTCCTCTGCTTTTCCTTAATTCCAATAGCAAGAGCATCCAGTAAAGAATACATGCTATCCAAAGCTTTGGATTCTTTTACATTAATAGCGGTAATATAATAAGTAGAATTATGGTTACTATCGGCAGGCTCAACCACTATCTCCACCTCTGGCTTCCCTGATGTATTGAGGGTGGNTAACATATACTTTAGCGTCTTTTATATCGAATATCTCTTCAACCAACTTCTGTATCTTCTGAATCATTTTTCTCTATCTTCCATCCCAATAAGTCAATGTCTACAACTTCGAAAGTCTTGGGTAAGTCGTAAACCTCTAGCTCACTCAACTCTCGTAACTCTATTAATTCTGATTCTTCCCAACTAGGTACGTATAAATCACCAATAGCTAAAAACTGCTCTCTGTATGCCTGTGCCCTAGCTTTACTCGAATTCCACCTAGCCAATTCGAATCTCCATCATCCCATTAATAAACTGACTAGGCGTCTTCCCAGATAAACACTCCTTAGCAGGGTCTACCCTCCCAGACTCACTTAATGCCTTCAGTATCCTCGCCCCCTGCATCATGTCGTCTGCAATGTAGCCAGACACCATCCTGTTCAACACTTCCTTAAGCCATTCCTTGTATGTCATCTTCTTTATGTCTTAGATATAGGTTAGTTCAGTCTGCGTGTCAACCTGTTTTTAACTTGTTGCTAACTTATACAGGCTACTTCAGTATTTTTCCCCAAAAATTTTTTACTGGGTGGGTATAAGTCTATCTTTAATAATACTTAGTATAGGCTAAATAGGTGGGATTTTTAGAAAATTTCTCGAGTAGACTATCTATAATAATATTCAGTACATACTGATGGAAGAATTTTTAGAAAATTTCTCTATGGGTAGACTATCTATAATAATACTTAGTACATCACTAAGCAGCTAATTCTAGAAAATTTCTCGAACACTTGGGCCCCTCATTCTTGGCCATTGCTCATTTAACCCCATAGGGGGGTATGCCGGGGTCTCATGCCTGTTAGCGCAAGACTAGGCTATCTAAACTATAGGTTATAATAACTAGGGGTCCCTTGCATGGGGCCCTATCACTAGAGCCCCCTCTTGCCCTAGCCCCCCCTAGCAGAGCTCGTAACTGTTGAGGTGGATGGTTATCTCACCCTCCTCCTTAAACTTGGCTAGGATGCTGTAGGAGTCCAAGAACACTAGGCCCTCAGCCTCTGCTGCTAGTAGCGCGTTAAGTAAGTTGCCGTCGGCTTGCTCGAGACACTCCCACAGTAGTGACTGAGCCGCGTTGCCGTGGATGGTGCTGACCGGATCGGTTGAGTTAATCATGATAACTGTTATTGCAGATAACATGCCAACCCCTGTTAGTGCCCCTCTACAACTACCCTCCCCAATGAATTCGCGTAGTTATCTCAGTTAACAGGTCTAGGCGCCCCTAACTCGAGTGACAAGAATTGTCACTATTCGGCTTTTCGAGTGACAATAATTGTCTCAGATAATCCTCATTAGAATCAGCTAGTTAGCGAGTATTGTCCTAGATAGCCCTCATAATCAGGTGACGAGAATTGTCACTGCTGTCAGTATTAGCTGAGATAACAGGGATAATTAGGGTTGGCACGATGCCTGCAATACTACCTGCCATGACCAACCCAATCAGCATCAATGAGCTAATCACTGAGACCCTCGCAGCGGAGTCAATCGAGCTAGTGATTGACTGCTCTGTTACTGACCTGAGCGACCTGATTGCTGACCTGTCCTAATACTAAGGAGCGCGAAAATGAAAAACCTAATCTCCCTCTCTATTGTCTCTGCCGCGGCCATTATCCTCTCTGTTGCTGCCGTGTCTGCCGCTACTCCTAGCCCCTCAGTTGCACGTGCAGTGCCAGTCACTGCTCAGGACCTGCCAGAGTCACACGAGTATGGGCAATTCCCGGGGGCTACTACGTATGCGGGCACAGTTGACCGACAGACCGCACAAAACGTAGCCACGTGGCACAAGCGGGCTAAGAGGGACTCTGTATGTTGGAGTCAGCCCCTTGCCCAGGGTGGTGCACCTGGCCACTACTATGTTCGCGTCTGCCAGTTTTGACTGAGCTACTCTATTAGTGGCACGCTGAGGCACTTGAGAGCGTCTAACGATAGTGCCCACTAACTATAGTTTCTTAGAGACTCTTAATAGCGAGAAAGGGTGTATACAATGGCTGTAATACTATTCGTAGGAATTGGAGTCTTGTTAGTATTAGCGGGGCCCGCAGCACCAGCAAAAAAAGTCTGCTAAACTC